AAATTAGAACGAGAAGCTTTTCGTGGTGGTATCCAAGCAAGGACTCAAGAGTCTATGAGATGGTTCAAACAACGAGTATCCTCAATTAAAGGTGTAAGTAGACAAGAACTACTGAGGGATGCAACTCAACGAAAAAGACAAATCTTTGGTGATATGTACATGTATATGTACGACCCAAAACACAAACAAACCTTACCTTACTATGATAGGTTTCCATTGTGTATACCAGTAGAACCTGCTAAAGGTGGATTTTATGGATTGAATCTACATTATCTACCTCACTCATTACGAGCTCAATTTTTAGATGCATTATATGATACAACAAACAACGATAAATATGATGCAACCACAAAATTTAGATTGACATATGATTTACTTAAACAGATAAAAGGTAAACCATTTTATAAAGCATGTTACAAACATTATCTATCTTCACATGTAAGAAGTGCATTTGCAAAGGTAGATAGTGCAGATTGGGAAATTGCAATATTTTTACCAATAGAGTCATTCAAGAAATCAAGTATGGATGCAGTTTGGAAAGAAAGTAGGAAAAAAATGGCATGAAGATAGAAAGATTTAAGGCACAAATAGATAATCTACAACGAAGTAATAGATACAATGTTGCAATGTTTGGTACTGGTGCAAAGAATGGTGGTCTTAGTATCAGAGGTATTAAATGTGACTCTGCAACATTGCCTGGCAAAGGTTTCTTTACAGTAGAAGAATCAGAATATGGCCCTAAAAGAGCAATACCACATAAACCACAATACGATGCATTTGATTGTTCATTCATATTAGATAATAGTTTTGAAGATAGAGAAATAATAGAACTATGGATGTCTACTATTAATGCTGGTCATGAAGGTAATTTCCATAGTAGATTTCATGATGATTACACTGGTATTATCATGGTTGAGGCATTAGACAGACAAGATAATGTTAACTATAGATGTGTCATGACCGATGCATATCCTGTACAACTTGGACAAGTTACTCTTGGAAATGAAAATGGAGATATAACAAAATTTAATGCACAGTTTCGATATAGATACTGGCATGGAGAGTTTACTAATTCTAAACCATCTAACCTGTTTATGGGTTTCATGGATAAACATTTAAGTAAATTCTCAAATAAAATTAAAGGTAAAATTGAAGACAAAATCTTCGGATAAACAATAGGAGTATATTATGGCATTACCTAAATTAAATACTGTAGAGTATTTTTGTAAACTACCTGTATCTGGTATTGAAGCAAAGTACCGACCTTTCACTGTAGGTGAACAGAAGGTACTACTTCAAGCACTAGAGGATGGTGAAAATAAAACGATAGCACATACAGTTATCAACTTAGTTGAAAGTTGTAGTGGTTTAAGTGAATCTGGAGATTCAGTTAGACATCTATCAAATACAGATTTAGAATATTTGTTTATGCAAATTAGGATTAAATCTGTTGGTGAAGAAACTACTGTTCAGTTGGGATGTAAAGACCAACCAGAATGTGATGGAATAACACCTGTAAAAGTAGACTTGAATTCTATTGAAATAGAAGGTGAAGTTAAGGATAACAAAGTAATGTTAACTGACACTATAGGTATCACTTTGAAAGTTCCAAACTTTAATGAAGTGCAAGGTATTGTAGAGAATGTATCATCAATCAGTACAACTGATATATTTAATATTCTTTCAATGTCCATCGACTCTGTATTTACAGAAGATGAAATTCATAATAGAAGTGACTTTACTGAAAAAGAATTAGATGATTTTATGAACGAATTGTCAACTGAACAATTCAATAATGTGATGGAATGGTTTAATGAACTACCAAAACTGGTAAAGAATGTGGAGTTTGATTGTATTAAATGTAGTACTCATAATGAGGTAAAACTAGAAGGAATTCAGAATTTTTTCGTCTAGCCCTTTCTCATGAAACACTTGCAAATTACATTCAGACAAACTTTGGTTTAATTCAACACCACAATTGGTCATTGACCGAACTGGATGGTATGCATCCTTGGGAAAGGGAGATATATGTCTCTCTACTAGTGTCTCATCTTGAAGAACAAGAATTGAAGATGAAACAACAACAGAACAGATAGAATAGGAGAGTATAATGTCTGATAATAGAGAAAGGTTCAGTGGTGATATGAGCCGTAATGAAGTTGAAATAGACTTAAGTAAGTTTATGGAGATGGTCACCGAAAACAACGACCTCAAACAACAAATATTTGAGTTAACACATGATGATAAGACTAATCCATGGCAGAAATGGATATTTCTTGCAAGGGCAGTTGATGCATGGAGAATATGGCCTCGTGCATTCTTAAGTGTGTACATATTCTTAATTTACTTTGTAGTAATGTGGTTCATAGGATTAGAGGCACCAACAATGGAACAATCTGGTCTTATCAGTATTCTAGTTGGAGCAGGTGCAGCTTGGTTTGGACTATATGTTAATAGTGCAGCTAAAGAACATTCTACTAATAACGATGGAAAATAGATAAATAGTATTATGGCAGACGAAGATAAAGGATTAAGTGCAAAGGAACAAAACTCTATAGCACAAAAAATCATGACTGAACTTAGAAGGTCTCGTGCAGAGACCACTAAGGGTCAAGAAAAGGCAAGAGAAGCGTTCGAAAAGAACATCGATAATCAAGAAGGTTTATCTGATGCTGTCAAAACTATGGCAAAAAATCAAGGTATGTTAGAACAGAACTTTGGTTTTAATAAAGAACAAGCTAAACAAATTGCAATGACAACCGATGCACTTAAAACTACTAATGAAAAAATATCAGCAATGGAGTCTACTGCATCTGAAACTGGTCAAGACCTCACTCGTAATACCGAATATGAAAGATTAATTCTTGAGAAGAAACAACTCGAAGAACAACAAAAGTTTGGTAGAAACCTAACTGGTTTTGAAAGAGCTACAGTAAAAATCTTTGGTGGTAAATTTGATGACTTGAAAAAATCTGTTGAAGAAGGTGGTAAATTAACTCAAGCTGAAATATTCAAATCAGTAGGTCAAGATTTATCTGGTGACCTTGATAAAGTATTAACATTCCTTGGCCCTGTTGGTGGTTTCTTGCAACAAATACCATTATTAGGAACACTCTTAAACTTTATTGGTAGACAAGCATCAGCAATAGCAATTAGAATTGCAATGTCTATAAAAAGAAATATCTTTGATAGAAAAAAACAAGATAAGATTGACAAAAAGAACTTGCAACTTGCATTAAGAAATGATAAAAGACAAGAAAAAATTGTTAGAAACCAAACCAAACAGACCATGGTTCAAGGGACTACAACAACTGCAGCTGCTCCAGATTCACCAGAAGAAGGTGATGATGCACAAGGTGGTGGTTCATTCAGAGCTGCATCAATTTTCTTAGGAGTTGCAGCTGCATCTGGTGTGGCTGCTGGTGCTGGATTAACTGCAGCTGCAGCTGGTATGAGTGCATTTGCATCTGCAGCGTTTAAGTTTTCTGGTGCATTAGCAGTTGGTGGTCTTGCACTAGGTGTTGGTCTTACTGGTATCTTTGGTTCATTTGCATTAGGTCAAAAGATGGGTGCCTTCGAAGGAATGAAAGAGTTTGGTAAAGTTAACATGCTCAAAGTTCTTGGTAGTATGTTAGGTCTTGCAACTCTAATGGGAGTTCTTGGTGCAATTGTGACTACTGGTGTTGGTGCATTGATTATGGGAGTTGGTGCAATAGCTATTATGGCATTAATTGGTACTTTAGTTGTAATTGGTAAAGGACTAGGTGAATTTGCAACTTCTATTCTACCATTTGAAACCATGAATGTCCCTAGAATCAAACAAAACATTCAACAACTTGCAAGTATAAGTGGAGATATAGATGAATTAATGGATATAAGTGGTGGTCGTGGTATTATAGCACAAGCACTCTCTGACCATCCACTAAAAGAATTAGCACTTGCACTAGATGACTATAGGGGCGACTTTAGTGAAAGAATCAATAATATTACTGATTTAAAAAGGGCATTAAAAGGATTTGAATTCCCAGAAATGCCTGAATCTGAAACAGGTTGGGGGTCATTACTGGCAGGATGGACAGGTGAGGACTTTGCTGGTGAACTTAAAAAACTGTCTAAATTACAGATAGCTACAGACCTTGGTACAAAACTAGGTATGGTAGGTGATGGACTTCTAAAAATAGGTAATGGATTAGGTAGTATAACAGACAAAAAAGTTGAACACCTTGAGGCAATTACAGAGGCACTTGGTGACATGAAAAATGTAGATTTAAACTTCAATGCAAATGTAACTGCAACCGATATTGCACCAACTAGTACTACCCAACCTCAAGGACAAAATAACAATGTTGTTGTTGCACCTCAAGTAAGTAATAGAGTTAGTAATAATATAAAAAGATTCAATGCAACTGGTTCAAACATGATGAATCATTCTGCACTTCATTACCCTAGTCTAGGGTAGAATACTTTTCTTTTCTTGGAATAGTTTTAGTTTTATCTTTGTGGACTTGAGTCAGTCCATGTTTAGGTGTTTTCTTATGTGACTTTACCTTTGGTTCTTTCTTACCAAATATCTTTTCCCAATTGTCTTGATAGACTGTACCTTCTGATGGGCGTTGTTTCGAACCTTTCCCACCATGCCATTGCTTTGTCATAAGAATTTTCCATAATATAAAGTTGTTAGATTAGCCCCTCTTTTCGACCCGCTACCTAACCGATATCACACTGCCGCATTTGATATCTTACCACGATGTATGTACCCAAACCTCAACCAGCCTACTTGGTACATTCTCTGAGTCAAGTGGTTACTCAGCCCCCTAAGTCAATTCTATTACTGCATAGTATATTTATAATTCAAATAGATTAGAATTGACAATCCTTACACATCATTTGCAAGTTTTTGGAAATATGAGAGTGACTCATCTTCCTCTACATCTGTTGATACAGTAGTAGGTTCTGCAACTGTTGGTTCTGGACTTGGAAATGCAACATCGTCCATGTCAGATGCAACTGAAGCTGCAGTTGCTGTTGATGCTGTCATTCCTAAAACTCTGTCGAGTTTTTGTTTCAACTCATCATAAGATTTAAACTGGTCTGCACCAATAACATCTTGTAATGAATGTTGACTGTTCCAGACTGCCTCCAATTTTGCATCATCATCCGATAATGGTTTTGGAGTTGCAAACTCAGACTTGTCATAGTTCCAGTAGCCATCTACTTTACGAACTTTAATTTTAAAGTCTGCACCTTCCCATAAATCAAATGGATTCATAGGTGTTTCATCTTGAAACTGTGGTTGCATTCTGTCTTTCAACATTTCAAAGATTTTCTTCCCATATCTGAATAGGAATACTTTACCTTCATTTTCTGGATGTGTAGGGTCAGAAACTACAAGAATGTTTGACACATAGTGCAACCTTCTTTTCTGTTTCCTTGCTATATCCTTGTTTGACTCAAGACCAGAGTTCCACAATTCAGTATTGTGTTCTGATACTGGGTCTTTCTCATTAAGAGTCGTTAGAGACTTCTCAATGTACCATCCACCTGGCCCTTGGAAACCATGGTCAAAGTATTGAACCCAAGGCAT